ATCCTGCAAAACATCGGAACGTACCTTTCGCATGTTGTGTTCAAGGAGAACGCCGGCGAGGAAATTATCCATGATCTATGCGTGGATGGGCTTATTCAGCGGGTAGGCGTCGCGCGCGTGGCCTGGGAAGACCCAATAGCCAAACCGCCCAAGACATACCGGAACATCCCGAACGAGCGGCTTGCGGAGTTCATAAATAATCCGGAATTCGAGATTGTTGGGCAGTCGGAAGAGAACGGCCTTTGGGAGCTTGAAATTGTCGTGACACCGCAACGCGGTCGGGTGGTGGTTGAGCAAGTCCCGCCGGAAGAATTCGCGTTTTCCAGTCAGGCGAAGAGTATTGAAGGGGCGGACTATCATCGCCGGAAGTCCGAAGAATACGCGGCGGAGCTGGCCGAGCAATTCCCCGACAGCGCGGATGAATTACTATCGTTTTCCCCACGGTCCGCGCGATCGGCGCGCGACTATGACAATTTGGACAGCGACCCGCGGAAGCTTACCCGGCACGCACCGGAAAGCTTAGATAGTGATGAAACCGAAAACGACTATCACGCACGCCAGACGGTAACGCTGCTAACCGAGTATATTCGGGTTGATTTCGATGGCGATGGCATCGTGGAACTTCGGCAGATCAAGCGCGTTGACAACCTTGTACTCGAAAACGTCATTGTTGATAAATCCGAATTCGTATCGTGGTCGCCGATCCGACTAGCGCATAAGCTTGCCGGCCGATCGATTGCCGATACCTTGCTGGACTTGCAGCAAATCCGAACCGTCATAACCCGCAAATTGCTGGACAGCCTAGGGCAATCCCTAGCGCCGCGTCGTATAGTCAACAAGAACAAACTTGGCGAAGCTGGCGTCGATCAGCTTTTGGATCATGACATAGGCGACGTGATCGAATGCGAGGGCGATCCTAACGACGCGGTTCACGAACTGATTACCCCGGACGTTTCACCTTCGGCCTATCAAGCTTTATCCTACATGGACCAGCGGGTCGAAGAAGCGTCTGGTGTGACCAAGCACGCGCAAGGGCTGAAAGCCGAAGCGATTACCGACACTGCGCAAGGCATCAACGCACTGCAAACCGCCGCAAATTCTCGAATTGAGCTTATCGGCCGATGGCTTGGCGCTTCGGTTGAGCGGATATTCATGCGGGTCTATGAACTTTCGTTGGCACATCAACACGGCGAAATCGAAATCCCAGTGGGTGGCCGGCCGGTGTCGGTGAACCCGCAAACGTGGTCGGAAGACGCCCGGATTGAGTTGCATGTTGGCGCCGCAGCCGAAACGCGGAATGAAAAGCTTCAGAAACTCAATATGATTTCGAGCAAGCAAGAGCAGATATTGCTTCAGATGGGTCCGAATAATCCGCTGGTGACGTTGAAGCAATACCGGGAGACGCTGGCGCAAATGACGCGCGAAGCTGGGTATCGCAATCCGGAAAAGTTCTTTCAAGAAATCAATGCTGAGCAGCCGCCCGAACCGCCTAAGCCCGATCCGGAAGTGGAAAAGGCCAAGGCCGAAATGCAGATGCAACAAGCCAAGATGCAGGCCGACCAGCAACTTGCCCAGATGAAAGCGCAGGCAGACGCCCAACTCGCCCAGGCCAAGGCCCAGGCGGATGTTCAACTAGAACAAGCCAAGTTGCAGGCAAGCGCCGAGATGGAACGGATGAAAGCCCAAGCCAAGACGCAAGAAGCGGTGGCAAGGTTCGAATTCGAAAAAGAATTGCAAGCCGCCAAGCTTCAGTCGGAACGCGAAATTGCAGAAATCCGGATCGCGAGTGAGCAAGAATTGGCTTATGCACGAATGGAACAAGAAAAAGAAATCGCTCTTGAACAGATTGAAATAAGCGCTAAAACGAAAATAGTTGGCGGCGCCATATCGGCCGGCAATCGACCTGGGGGAGCGCTGGACGCTTGAGTGATCGACAGAAAAAGAGCCGGGACGCGCGGTTAGTCGATACCAGTTATCGAGCCGAAGGCATGCGGACGTTTATATCGCATGTGGAAGTTCAAGGGTTCTTTGCCGACTACGAAGCAAGGCAAGTGGACGAAATCGTAACGCGTTCGCCAGATGACAACGAAGGACGCCGGGACGCGGCGTTACGTTTGGCAGCGATGCGAGAATTGAAAAGCGCGATGGAGGCCATCGTATCGAGCGGTGACAGAGCAACGCGCAAATTGGAGTTGTTGAACAATGAGCACTGACATACCGGGCGCTGTGGCAGGCGGTGAAGGGTTATCGAGTCCAGCGGACGCCGTTGATGCGATGGCCAACATTGACTTGGACGCAGCCGAAAACCTCACGGAAACGATAGACGATCGCAACCGGAACGATCAAGGTCAATTCCAAAAGACGGAAATCAAGCAAGAGCCCAAGACGGAAGCCAAGACGGAAGCCGCGGCGGAAGATGCGGACGATGCGGACGATGAAGAATTCTTCGAATGGGAAATGCCGGCCGAAGAAGACGGCGGCGAACCCGTTGTCCAGCGCGTCAAAACTTCGGAAATGCTTGAACGATACCAGCGGGCGGCCGAACTGGAGACCGAACTAGAGAACGTCAAGAGTGTGACGCCACCGCCGCCGGACTATGATCAAGCCATCAATCAAACGATGGCACAAGCGCAGCAATACTACCAAGGCTTGCAGATGGTTGAACAGATGCTTCAGCCGCAAGCGCCTAACACTCAATTATTGGATGAGATGTCGGAACACTACAATCCGGGTCTGTACCATGAACAGCTTCGATACGCACAGCAACAACAAACGCAGCTAGGCCAAGTTCATGCTGAGATGCAACGTGTATCGGGCGAAGCCATTCAGCAATCGCAGGCGGTGCAACAGGCGGGATTCGCTCGCGAGCAACGTAAGCTGATGGAAATCTGGCCAGAACTAAAACAGGAAACGCAACAGCGACACGTGACTGAAAGCGTTTCGAAGTTCTACGGCATCGACAAAGACACATTGGACGGTGTGCACGATAGCCGGTTTTATGCCGTGCTGAAAGACGCCCTAGCCTATCGATCGGGACAAGCCGAGAGCGCCACCGCAGTGCGGCAGGTGAAGGCAAAGCCTAGATTGGTGAAAGGCAAGGCGAGTTCGGGCAAGTCCAACAAGCAACGCGCCCGAGCCCAAAGCTTGGAACGCTTACAACAATCTGGAAGTCTGAACGATGCGCGGGACGCATTGGATGGACTGATTTAAGGACTAAGAGCGATGACAGTACCAACAGGTACAGTGCAGACGTTTGCCATGGTTGGCATTCGGGAAGACTTGTCGGACGTGATTTCCAATATTTCGCCGACAGAAACGCCGTTCTATTCGATGTGTCGCAAGGGTACGGCTATGAACCGTTCGCCCGAATGGCAGACGGATGAGCTGGACGACGCCGACCCGACGAATGCGGTGGTTGAAGGCGATGACGTTGTGGCCGATGACGCAACGCCAACCGTTCGGCTGAAGAACTACACTCAGCTGATGGATAAGGTTGTTTCGGTTTCGACGACTGGCCAAGCATCCGACACCGCGGGCCGTGCCAATGAGCTGAAGTATCAGGTTGCTAAACGTGGCCAAGAACTGAAGCGAGATATCGAAGCCCGCATTACGCAGAATAATGCATCGGTGGTCGGTAACGCGACGACAGCCGGCGAAATGGCTGGCTTCGAAGCGTGGATCGAAACCAACGCGGATCGCGGGGCAGGCGGTGCGTCCGGCGGCTTCAACACCAGCACGGGCTTGGTTGATGCCCCAACCGACGGAACGCCAGCCGCCGCCACCGAGGCGAACCTGAAGAACGTCATCCGCGACGTCTGGACGGCCGGTGGCGATCCGTCGATCATCATGACCGGCGGCTTCAATAAGCAAGCGTTTTCCGAGTTCACGGGTATCGCCACGCAATACAAGGACAACGGTGGACGCTCTATGAAGCGCGCCGTAATTCTTGGCGCGGCCGATTACTATGTCAGTGACTTCGGGGAGCATTCGATAATTCCGAACCGCTTCCAACGTGATGAAAGCGCGCTTATTATCGATCCGAGTTTATGGGAAATTAAGTTTCTCCAAGCGTTTAAGACGACGCCTCTCGCAAAGACAGGTCACAGTGACAAACGTATGATAAGCGCTGAGCTTACGCTGTGCAGTCGGAACGAGGCAGGAAACGGAATTTATGCGGATTTGACCGTCTCTTAGTGGTATATCCGACGTAATCAGCGGGAGGGGCGCGACGGTGCCCCTTCTAACCCAAAGGAACCGAAGATGATCACATGTCCGGAAGAGGCCAAGCCCGAACCGAAAATAGTTGTGACCACGAAAAAGGGCGTGTTCGGCGAGGCCGGCAAGAAATACGATAAAGGCACACGCTTGACCGTTGGCAAGGACGTGAAGAAATCCACAGCCGCGAAGATGGTCCAAAACGGCGTGGCGATATTCGTCGATGGCTTGACGCAAAAGCAAGTCGCCGAGGCCAAAACAGAAGCGACCGCAGCCAACAACATGGTGCAACAAAAGCAGCGCGCGACCCGTGAAATGGCGCGCTTTGATCGGATGAACCCGGAAGATAGGGAATTCGAACGCGATCGCGACCCGGACGAAGGGGCGGATGTTATTTAATGGGAAAGATGAGGCCGTTTAGTCACGACCCCGACAGCGGGATAACTGTGACCTATGAA